TGTTCGTATAGAAACTAAAGTCGTTGAAAGGATAAAATATGTCAGAGGAAAAACAGAAGTTGTCGTCGCAAGAGTGCCGATCTACCTCACTAAAGAAATTGATGCTAAGTATCCCGTTCCTAATGCTTTTGTCGTCTTGCACGACGCAGCCGCTCGTTCCGAAGTTCCCACAAGTGCCGGAAGTGCTTATGAAGGAACCTCCGACGTTAAAATCTCTGAAGTTACCAGAACAGTCGCCGAAAACTACGGAACCTGCAACGAAGTAAGACAACAATTACTTGGTTGGCAAGACTGGTATCGTAAACAAAGAAAAATATATGAGAGCATAAAATGATAACAGTAGATCAACTAAGACAATTAATACCAAATAATAAATATGTCGAAGAATGGCATGAGGCGTTGATTCAATTATTTCCAGATTATGGAATAGATACACCTCAAAGAATTGCTGCATTTATTTCTCAATGTGCCCATGAAAGTGGTGGCTTTACAGCAATCAAAGAGAATTTAAATTATCGTTGGGAAACTTTAAGAAAAATATTTCCAAAGTATTTTCCAAATGATCAAATAGCACAGCAGTATGCTTCTTTACCAAATAAGCAAGAAGCAATTGCTAATCGTGTCTATGGTAACAGAATGGGTAATGGTCCAGAAGAATCTGGCGATGGTTATAAATACTGTGGCCGTGGGCTTATCCAATTAACGGGTAAAAACAACTATCAAGCATTTGCAGATAGTTTGGAAATGTCAATCGATGATGTTCCTGAATATCTCGCAACATTCGAAGGTGCTGCACAATCAGCCTGTTGGTTTTGGGAAACCAACAATTTGAATCGGTTCGCTGATGCCGGTGATGTGAAGGGTCTCACCAGAGCGATTAATGGTGGTTATATTGGTCTTGATGATAGAATCAAACACTATAATCACGCATTACACGTTTTAAACATTTAATGAATGGGCGCATTAAAAGACTTTCTTCTAAAATTACTAGAGTGGATCGGCAGTAGCACATTTAGATTATTTACAGTAGTTTTGTTACTATTGCTAATGGCAGTAGGGTGGATCCTTTACACCGAAAAGGATCTATTCGTACAAACTTACAAAGCACACCAAGCATTACCTAAAATGAATGGCGAATATGAAAAAGCCGTCTCATTCATTTTGAAAAATACAAATGCTGAATTGATTGCAATATTTGAAGTCAACACACTTCTTAACACAAGAAAACTGGTTTGGCTTCAAACAAGAAAAGGTGGAAGAATTCGTGGCAGCGATGGAATGCAAGTCGGTCTTCTCACCAAGAATCATCAAAACAATAAAGACGTAATTGATTTAATGGCAGGAAGTATGCCTTGCCATCCATATAAACAACCACAAAGTCAAATTGGTTTTTTATATAAAGATGTTGGTATAAATTTTATGTGCAGAATTAGTGTTCCGTCAGAACCAGGTACATTCATCGGGCAAATAAGTGTTGGATGGAAAGAAGAAATTGAGGAAACGGAAACACTTGAAAAAATGAAAACTGTTATGATTGTTGCAAGTAGTATGTTATTCAATACGCATAAGGACTAATCATGGCAAATAAAAAACACGAAGATTGGATGAATTCAAAATGGCGTCCAGCAATGGGTTGGATGTACATGGCAGTTTGTACTTTCGATTTCGTTATTTTTCCTATACTCTGGTCTGTTTTACAATTATATGATACCGATGGCGTTATCGACAAGCAATGGAATCCAATAACTTTATCTGGCGCTGGATTATTTCACATGGCCATGGGTGCAGTATTAGGTGTTGCTGCATGGAGTCGCGGTCAAGAGAAAATGGCAGGTGTTGCCAGTGGTAACAATATGACACCAACATCTTATAATTCCGGCATGAATAACCCAGGTATGATGAATACTGGATATGGTAACTATAATCAACCACAATCTATGAATTATGACTCCTCATATACAACAGTAACTCCTGTTGGCAGAGGATATGGCGGTAAAAAAGCACCACCACCATCACAAGAACCACTAATCTAAGGTAACAATCATGAAAAACGTTTTGACAATCCTGTTTTTATCTGCTATAATATCTGTGTCGTTTGCTGAAACAACCGAAACTGATACTCAACCAAAGTATAAAAAAGTTTGTAAAGACGTAAAGAAGAATAACAAAACTGTGCAAGAGTGCAAGACTATCAGAGTCCATAAAAAATTAGACGGCACGAAAGTTCCGGAGAAACAGAGGAAATGACAGATTCAGAAAACTTACAACAAATAAAATTGGACGTAGAATTGTTGAAAAAAGATATGAGACAGGTCGATTACTTTTATAAGAAAATAACCGACACAATCGAAAAAATACAAGAAGTTAACACTAATCTTGTCAAGATGATCTCTTTGCACGAACAAAAGCATGAACAACATGAAAAATCGGAAACTGAATTGAAAGAAGATATTAAAGAACTACATTCTAGAATTACTACTGTAAATCGTGAAATGCAAGATCGCCTTGACCAGTTAGAACTTTACATGGAAAAGAAGTTTGAAGTATTACACAATGATATAAAAACTGGTCAACTTGAAAAAATAGAAAAAAAGTCTTTTCGTGAGTCTTTTTCTGAAATAGATCGCTACAAATGGATGATAGGCGGTGCTATAATCGCCATCAGTTGGATTATAGGACACGTTAACTTAGACGCATTATCGAAATTATTTAAATAGATTATTTTTGAATTTTATATTATGACAATTGCAGTTGAAACAAAATATGTAAGGTTAATATCTTCTCGTCTACGCAATTTTAAACAGAAGAATACCAATCTTTGGAATTTCAGTTGCCCTATCTGTGGCGACAGTCAAAGAAACAAGAGTAAAGCCCGCGGCTATGTTTACGCCAAGGGCAACTCTCTTTTATATTCTTGCCATAATTGTGGTATCAGTACAAATGTTGGCAATCTAATAAAACACGTTGATCCTTCTTTGTATCAAGAATACGTTTTTGAGAATTACAAGTCGGATAAACACAAAGTAAATTCTGAGGTAATTAGTATTGAATCACCAAGGTTCGATAGAATCAATACTAAACAAATCTTTACTAATGCAGAATATTGTGATAAACTACCAGAAGATCACTTTTGTATTCAGTATTTAAATTCAAGAAAGATACCGAAGGAACAAAGAACTCTATTTCTGTTCACTTCAAAATATAAAGATTTTGTTGATGAAGTCGTACCAAATCATGGTAAAGAAATTGTAAATGACGCAAGACTTGTAATTTTGTTCTATGATAAAAATAATGAATTAATTGCCATTTCTGGTCGTGCTTTAGAGAATTCTGACAAAACTCTTAGATATATAACTATTCGCATGAATGAGTCCAACGACAAACTTGTTTATGGACTAGAGCGAATCGATTTTACAAAGAGTATTAAAATTGTTGAAGGTCCTATCGATAGTTTATTCCTTGATAATTGTATTGCTAGTGGCGATGGAAATCTGGGACTTGCTGCACAAAGACTGATCGACCTTGGTGCAGATAAATCTAAATTGACATTGATTTCTGATAATGAGCCACGCAATAAAGAAATTTGTAAACTGATTGAAAAATCAATTAAAGAAGGATATAATGTAGTTATCTGGCCAGATAATATCAAGCAAAAAGATATTAATGAAATGATTGTTTCTGGTCATAGTAAAAGCAAAATTGAGTCGATCATAAGTAACAGAACCAGCCGTGATATTGAGGCTATGTTGATGTTTAATTTTTGGAAAAAGGTATAATATGGATGTACGTTTGGTATCATATTCACAGCCAACAGATGAATTTAAAAACGTTGGTATCAGAGATGCACAAGATTTGGTTGCGTTTTGTGCAAGGGTTTCAAATCCTAGCAATCAATTAAATACAGAAACAAGTGAGAAGTTAATTCGGTATCTAGTGAAACATAAGCATTGGTCACCTCTTGAGATGGCAAGTGCTTGTTTAGAAATCACAACTACCCGAGATATTGCGCGTCAAATTCTTCGGCATCGTTCTTTCAGTTTTCAAGAATTCTCACAACGATATGCAGATCCCACAAAAGATTTGCAATTCGTTACTCGTGAAGCACGTTTTCAAGATACAAAAAATCGACAGAATAGTGTAGAATTTGATATGACAAACGATGCACAACGACAGATTGCATATCAATGGGAAATGAATCAAAAAGAACTCATACGAAAAACAAAAGAAATCTATGAGTGGGCAATAGAAAAAGGTATTGCAAAAGAGCAAGCAAGGGCAGTATTACCCGAAGGTCTGATTGAAAGTCGTATTTACATGAATGGTACTCTTAGATCATGGATTCATTTTATTGAACTTCGTAGCGCAAATGGTACACAGAAAGAGCATCAACTAGTAGCAATCGAATGTGCAAAAGCAATAGCAAAAATATTTCCGATGACAGACGAATTCATATCACAAGAAAAATAAAGAGGCGTTAAATGAAAGAAATTGTAGAAGGCATAAAAGTAGACTACAGCAGAGACAAATTATTTGATGAACTTGGTTTAAAAAGACTTAAAGAATCGTATATGCGTGAAGAGGAGAATTCACCACAAGAAAGGTTTGCATATGTTTCGAAAGCGTTCGGGTCCAATCAGGATCATTCACAGAGGTTATATGAGTACAGCAGCAAACATTGGCTCAGTTATTCTACTCCCATTCTTTCTTTTGGGCGTAGTAAGCGTGGCCTTCCTATATCATGTTTTCTACCTTATCTTCATGATTCCGCAGAAGGGCTTGTTGATACTCTGGCGGAAGTTAACTGGCTCTCGATGCTAGGAGGCGGTGTTGGAATCGGTATTGGTATTCGTTCTACTGATGATAAGTCTGTTGGTGTTATGCCTCACCTTCGGACTTACGATGCTTCTTCTTTGGCTTATCGTCAAGGCTCTACTCGCCGTGGTTCTTATGCTGCTTATCTGGATATTTCTCATCCGGATATTCTTATCTTCCTAGAGATGCGTAAGCCAACAGGCGACCAGAATATGCGTTGCCTGAATCTGCATCATGGTATTAATATTACAGATGACTTCATGCATATCATTGAAAAATGTATGCTTGATAAAGACGCAGATGATTCATGGGAACTAAAAGATCCACATACGTCAGAAGTCCGTGAAGTTGTTTCTGCAAAAGAACTATGGCAACGTATTCTTGATATGCGTATGCAAACAGGTGAGCCATATCTACACTTCATCGACACAAGTAATAATGCAATGCCAGAGTTTCAAAAGAAACTTGGTTTGAGTATCAAGCAATCAAATCTTTGTTCTGAGATTATTCTACCAACAGATAAAGATCGTACAGCAGTTTGCTGTCTATCATCATTAAATCTTGAATATTACGATGAGTGGAAAAAAGATCCATTGTTCCTTCGTGATGTAGCAGAAATGCTAGATAATGTTCTTCAATACTTTATCGACAATGCATCAAAAACAATCAAGAGGGCTAAATACTCTGCAATGCGCGAACGTAGTATTGGAATCGGCGCACTAGGTTTCCATGCTTACCTGCAAAAATGTAATGTTCCATGGGAATCGCCCATGGCAGTTGGCAAAAATATTCAAATTTTCAAGCATATCAGAAGTGGACTCGACAAAGCAAATCTTGATCTTGGCAAAGAGAGAGGCGAGGCTCCGGATGCTATGGGCACTGGTCGCCGTTTTTCTCATGTTATGGCCATTGCTCCCAATGCCTCTTCATCTATCATTATGGGTAACACTAGTCCTAGTGTGGAACCTTATCGTGCCAACGCTTATCGTCAAGATACTCTATCGGGATCATTTCTTAATAAAAACAGATATCTCGACAAAATTATCCAAAGAGAAGCAGAAAACCACATAGAATCCTGGTATGAAGAAGTTTGGTCATCGATTATTGCAAACGATGGTTCTGTTCAGCATTTACAGTGGATGGACGATTGGACAAAAGATGTATATAAAACATCAATGGAGATTGATCAACGTTGGGTAATTCAACACGCATCAGATCGTCAAGAGTTTATCGATCAAGCACAATCGATTAATCTATTCTTTCGGCCAGACGTAAATATCAAGTATCTTCATGCTATTCACTTCATGGCATGGAAAACTGGACTCAAAACACTTTACTACTGCCGTTCTGAGAAATTAGCAAAGGCAGATAAAGTATCTAAACGTATCGAACGTGAAGTTATCAAAGAAATTGATTTGAAACAATTGGCAGCAGACGATGATGTTTGCATTGCTTGTGAAGGGTAAATTATGGCGCATTTGGTTGCAAATATACCACCGTTGCATTGTTATATAAGAAAAGAGTTTCTTTATGACTTTGAGAAAGGGCACGGTGAATACGAACCATGCATTTGGGTTTCAATTAAAAGCATTCGTGGGCAGGCATTTAGAATAGAGTCTTATTTGCCAAACTATGGTGCAATGTATGATAAACTGCCTTTACACGCATTTGTCTCTCGTAAAGATGGTCTGGATCCAAAGAATTTTCTGTCACTAGATACATTGCAGATATGGGATTGCTTTAGTTATGATTTCACAGTTATACAAAAATCATTTCTAAGAAATCTCACTTGCAAGATATATGCAAAAGATAAAAAGTTCTATGAGGGTGCATATCTCTTTACGGTAGACCATTGTGCACCAGACTTGAATATTATAGACACAAGTTATGCCGAGTGGCCAGAAGATCACAAGAGTTTTAATTTTGTTCAACTAGATAATGGTCAGTTTGCAGCACAACCAAATAATCGATGTTTGTTTCTTGATGCAGCAAGTAATCCAGCAGAATTAAAGTTTCCTGATTTCAGAGTCTGTACTAAAAAATATGTTGTAGAACAAAAACCCAAATGGTCTTTGGGTGATACAAACACAGTAATGTACGAAAATCTATGAACGAAAAAGTTTGTGTTATCGGTGCTGGTATTGTAGGCATATCATCTGCATATGCACTAGCAATCGCTGGATATGATGTTACTGTCTTTGAAGCAGAATCATATCCAGCGATGAAAACTAGTTTTGCAAATGGTGGCCAAATATCTGTCAGCAACAGCGAAGTCTGGAATTCTTGGTCTAATGTATACAAGGGCATGAAATGGCTTTTCAAAAAAGATGCACCTCTATTGATTAGACCATCTTTAGACTGGGACAAAGCACTTTGGCTCGCAAAGTTTCTGTACCATACAGCAAACAACGACAAAGCAAAGAATACTGCACAGACAATTCAGATGGGTATTCGTGCAAGACAACTCTATGAAAGCATTGTCAAAAAAGAAAAAATAAGTTTTGACAAGAATGATTGTGGCATTCTACATTTCTATAAGAACGAAGAATATTTCAAGAACGCCGTGTCTATGCAAGAGATTTATGAATCGAATGGTTGTGAGTGGCAGATTCTAGATGCAAATAAAGTATTTGAGATAGAACCTAAATTAAAATCAAATGATATCATTGGTGGTGTGTGGACACCATCTGATTGGACTGGTGATATTCATAAGTATTGCTATGAGATGTATCGTGTTCTAGCAGATCGATATAATGTTAAGTTTATATTTGATTATAGAGTTGATGATGTTGTTGAATTGAAGAGTAATTATTCAAAGATTATTATTTGTAATGGTGTTGACGCTACACGAATCACTAAGAAAATTGATGATAAACAATTAGTCTATCCAGTAAAAGGGTATTCTATAACGATTGATTGTGATTCTAAATATCTACCCAATGTGAGTTTATTGGACGATCAAGCGAAAATTGTAACAGCAACATTCAAAGATAGACTAAGGGTTGCTGGTACAGCAGAAATCACAGGACATAATTATGATATTCGCAGAGATCGAATTGAGCCATTATTAAATTGGGTAAAAACAAATTTTCCAGAAATAGATAGACGAAAATATACACAATGGGCTTGTTTAAGACCCATGACACCAAATATGATGCCTATCACTTGCAAATCTAAGATGAAAGGTGTATATTATCACTTTGGTCATGGGCATTTAGGCTGGACATTAGCACCAGCGACTTCTGAAAAACTTGTTAAATTAATTGCAGAAGAATAAAAATGTTTAAACGTTAAGGAAATATAAGGTAAAAAGATGAACAAAAAGATCAGTAATCTAAGAAGCGAAAGATCAGTATTCAAACCATTTAATTATCCATGGTGCTATGATGCATGGCTAAAACATGAGCAGAGTCATTGGTTGCATTCAGAAGTGCCCATGGCAGAAGATGTAAAAGATTGGCAGAAGAAATTATCAAAAGAAGAAAAGCAATTTCTAACGCATATCTTCCGATTCTTCACACAAGGTGATATTGACGTTGCTGGGGGTTATGTTAAGAATTATCTACCATATTTTCCACAACCAGAAGTTCGCATGATGCTATTGGGCTTTGCTGCCCGTGAAGCATTACATATTGCAGCATACTCGCATTTGATTGAGACTCTTGGTTTACCAGATACGATGTATAATCAGTTTCTTGAGTATGAGGCAATGAGACAGAAGCATGATTATGTTCTTGATATCTCAAATAAGAATAGCACAAAAGAAAATACCGCAAAACATATTGCTGTATTCTCTGCATTCACCGAAGGTATGCAGTTGTTTAGTTCATTCATCATGCTATTGAATTTTCCACGCCATGGTAAGATGAAGGGCATGGGCCAAATCGTTACATGGTCTATCGTTGACGAAACGATTCATGCAGAATCTATGATGAAACTGTTTAAGACATATATCAAAGAAAGTCCAGAAATTTGGACCGATGAATTAAAGAGCGAGATATATACTATCGCAGAAAGAATGGTAGAACTAGAAGATAAGTTTATTGATCTATCATTTGAAATGGGCGCAATGGAGGGGCTATCAAGCGAAGATGTTAAACAATATATTCGATATATTGCAGATCGTCGCTTGATTGGTCTTGGCATGAAAGGTATTTTCAAAGTTAAAAAGAATCCTCTGCCATGGGTAGAGACTATGATTAACGCACCAACCCATACTAATTTCTTTGAGAATCGTGCAACAGACTATGCACGAGGCGCACTAACTGGATCATGGGAAGAAGTCTGGGCATAAGGGATATTCATGTACACATATAGATGCAAAATCAATAAAGTATTAGATGGTGATACCGTCGAAATCGATTTAGATTTAGGTTTCAATATCATTCTTGCTAATCAAAAAGTAAGATTGTCTGGTATTGATACACCAGAATCTAGAACTACAAATAAAGAAGAAAAAGAAAGAGGTTTACTGTCAAAGAAAAAACTGTCAGAAAAACTTTCAGTTGGTTCTTGGCAAACAATTCAAACATTGAAAGCGGATTCAAACGACGATAAGTTCGGGCGAATTCTTGGCGTATTTATTATGGAAGATGGTACAAGTTTGAATCAATGGTTGATTGATAATAACTATGCAGTATTATATCAAGGTGAGAATAAAGAATTGGTACAAGAAATGCATCAATACAATAAGCAAAAACTTATTGAACGTGGTGAATTAAAACCAAAATAAGGAGAACGATATGTTAGAAGCAATTGTTTGGATTCTAGTCGGCGCATTTATTGGTTGGCACTTACCAGAGCCTACATGGGCAAAAGTTGTAAAAGCAAAAATACTAGGTCTATTCAATAAATGACCTTAAATGAAATCGTTGACATAGCCATGCAGATAGAGTCAGAAGACCCTATCGAATGGGAGTATTTGAATGTCAACGAAGAAGATGCGTATAAATTGATTGGTTTATCTGTTTTGGAAATGTATAAAGAATGGGAAACATCCACCAATAAAGATTTGATCATTGCTTCCACCATCACTAAACTGATGGTGGAAAATTTTGCATTGAATCTCAAATTACAAGTCCAAAGGAGATTAAATGAATAGCATAAATCATTTTTGTACAGAATGTGAATCACAATTTACAATAAAATTCGACAAAGAATTATGTGCAGATAATCCGATTTACTGCCCGTTTTGCGCCACATATATACTAGACGCAGACGAAGCAGATAATGAAGATGACGAATGACTTGGACATACAGAAGCGAAATCTTTCAAGAAGAATTAATACAAGATCACATAGGGTTTGTGTACATAATCACAAACCTTTCAAACAATCGGAAATATGTGGGAAAGAAATTTTTCACTAAAGCCGCATCAAAACAGATCAAGGGTAAGAAAAAGAAAATCAGAGTCAAATCTGATTGGATTGATTACTTTGGTTCAAACGAAGAATTAAAAGAGGAGGTAAAAAATCTAGGAGGAGACAACTTTCATCGAGAAATCATTCATTTGTGTAAAACGAAAGCAGAATGCTCTTATCGTGAATCATATGAAATATTCATTCGTGATGCTTTATTGAAAGAAGAATACTATAATTCTTGGATATCATGTAGAATACACAAAAAACACGTTATAGGAAAGGTATCACATGGCTCGTAAAAATACAGCAAACACAGAGGTTGAAGAACGGTCAACAAGACCAACATCAAGCAATCATCTTAAAGTTCGTATAGATGATTTAAAAACATTTTCACCCTTAACAGATAATCAAAAGAAATTCTTTGATGCATACAAGCGTGGTGATTATTTTGTAGCATTACATGGAGTTGCTGGTACGGGTAAAACGTTTTGTGCATTATATAAAGCACTTGAAGAAGTATTAGATAAATCTAATCCATTCAATAAAATCATTGTTGTTCGGTCGGCGGTTCAGTCGCGTGAGATAGGTCATCTACCAGGTGATATTGACGATAAAATGGACATATATCAGCAGCCATATCGTCAGATTTGCGAAACATTATTTGGTAGAAAAGACGCATGGTCAAGACTTGAAGAGCAAGGATTCGTTGAATTTATATCGACCTCATTCATTCGTGGTATGTCATTCGATGATGCAATTATTATCGTTGACGAAATGCAGAATATGACGTTCGAAGAAATTGATACTGTTATGACTCGTGTTGGTTATCGTTCAAAGATTATCTGGTGTGGTGACTATCGCCAGACAGATTTGAATAAGAAAAAGAGCGACGTTTCTGGTATTCTTAAATTCTTTGATATTGCTAGCCACATGGCAGCATTTACACGAATCGAATTTACTGTTGAAGATATTGTCAGGTCCTCGCTAGTTAAGGATTACATTGTCGCCAAGATGAGGTATGAAGATATAATTGAAAGTTGATCGATTTATGTGCGGTCGCAGCATAAAATTTACTAAATATATTAGTAGAAACACTAATATCTACACACAAAAACACACAGGAGAAAAAAATGTTCAAAAGACTAGTAAAAATCTTCACTTTATCTAATTACCAACAGGAATTAGACGGTTATATTGCCAGACACAACCCAAAGTCTGAGGCAGAAGTTAATAAGTTAATTCAAAAGTTCAGTCGTAGAGGTTTCATATGAAATTCCTACGCTTTATCGCAGAAGTAATAGCCGAAGTTCAAAAATTAAGAACTGACGCAAAACTCAGAAGGGGTTAAGATGTTCTCTTATAACACATTTATTGATAATGTTCAGTCCGCAAAACGATATTTTGTTGCAACCTATATTACCGACCTTCAGGTTCGTGAAACATGGTATGAATATATCGATAAACAAACAGCATTTGTCAAGCAAGCAGTAAAGACAAATGAGTTGATGGCAAAGAAACTTCAAAACCTAAAATTCTAGTAGTATACATAGGAGTACTATGAAAGATAATACTCCTTTTCACAAAATTCTTCAGTTGGATATTAGAAGAAATTCGAAGTCTTGGTATCCAGTCATTCGAAATGACTGGTATATCAAGTTCTCGATCTATAGAAGCAATATTCTATTAATTTTTGTTTCATCATTTACCGGACAAACAATCATTCGGCATTTCATTGATGAAGATGAAGCCTGCGAATATATTAATTTTATAGTCTCCCACAACGCTGCCACACAGGTTGTTGTATAAAAACAACACTATTGACAATACCATGAGTCTTTGATATAATGTTTGCTATGAGTACCACAAAACAAAACATTACGGCAATAATCTATGACCGTCGTGGTCGTGTCCTGAGCATAGGTAAGAATTCCTATATCAAAACACACCCGATGCAAGCACGATATGCCGAGCAGGCTGGCGAACCGCATAAGATTACACTTCATGCGGAAATTGCTGCTATCGTAAAATGCCGTAATCTTGATCGTGCCTATAAAATTTCTGTATTTCGTTACAATAAAAAAGGTAATCCTCTTCTTGCAAAACCTTGTCCTATCTGTATGTCTGCGATTCAAAAAACAAAGATTCGTGACATTGAATGGACTGTAAACAATTAATGGAGAATCAAATGGACGAAAATGATCGTAACAATCTTAACTTCCTTATGAGTGTCAGCCAAAAGGGTTTGCAGGAATGGTACAAACAGGCAAGCGAAGATGATATTCAATATGCCCTTGAACTGATGAATTGGTTTCAGGATGAATTGGATGAAGAAGCACTTGAAAGTAAACTATTGACTTCTGATTTCAAAGAATCGAAGCAAATTCTAGAAAGGTTCAAAACATGAACGTAAAAGATTTTACCGCTATTATTGAAAAACTTGTTCGATCACAGATGCCATATGGATACGATAATACCGATAGGCTATTAATTGGTATTAATGTTGATGGTAAAACTCTTGACATTGAAAACATTCGTGTAGTTCCTGGTGGAATTGTAATTGATCCTGCTGGAGAAAATGCAAAACAACAAGTACCAAAACTTCTTCAGCCAGAAAAGAAATCAACTAAAAAAGAAAATACATAAAACATCAGGAGTAATCAAATGAAAAAACTAATTCTTTCTCTGTTTCTCCTTTTTGCAATTCCTGCTCATGCAGAATTTCTAACTGGCAATAAACTTCTTCAGTTAATTAAAAGTAGCGTCGAAAATGAACGAGGTTTTGCATTTGGTTATATTGCTGGTGCCTTTGATACTGGTCATGGTGCTGTACATTGTGCGCCCGAGAATGTTACCGTTGGTCAAGTGACTGACATGGTTAAAAATTTACTTGAGACTACACCATCACAAAGGCACAAGAGTGCGGATCAGTTTGTCAATGCTATACTAAGTGCCACATGGCCATGCAAAAAGCAACCAACAAACGGTAACGGAGGTCGTGCAGCATGACTTGGTGGACAGTATCTTTTATTATCAAAGAATTAATTGATGTTTTTTCTATGCAAACTAATTGTAATGGAAATTGCAATCAAGGAAGGGTGTGTGACTGTAAATGAAAAAATATAGAATCGTAGAATATGCTGACGCGAACGGCGAACGATATTATGAGATTATGATCGGTACTTCATGGATTCTTGGTGATCGATGGAAGTCTTATAAAGAATATCAGCCTGGTGGTGAATTTTATCAAACTGTTCGCTATAATAATTTGAATCAAGCACGATATGCAGTAAAATCGATGCAAGTTAAAAAACAAATCATCGAAGAAGGTATTATCGATGATAGGGACGAATAAAATGAAAGTTACTATGTGCGATCCACCATCGGGGTGGCTATACGGATTTCCCAAAGCGATGCCACAGAATTTAAAAGATGAAGAATTTATGAATTGGTTGATTAGCGAAGGTTATCCAAAAGAAGAAATTGAAAAATGCGGTAATTATTTCTATTGCAGACATTGGGAAGAAGATGATGGATCGTAATCCTGCTACCGAATCAAAAATCTGCCCGAAATGTAATAAAAAATCATTTCGATTAGGCATCAGTAACAAATTTGTCCAACATTATTATTGCTATTGCAAAGAATGCGACTATAAAACAGAATCAAGCATTTCAGAGAATTTCGGCTACAAGGAATGGTTTGATGCCGATGTTGTTTTAAAACAACAGTCTTGACAATTCTTTTGTTTATGCTATAATGACTCTACTTGGTGTGATTTCTCTTGCGGTGTTTGCATTTTTCTTTGCAATCTGCCTGTATGTTCTCTATATTATATTTTTTGGATAAACAATGATAGATTACGATTGGATGGATCCAGACAGTTTTGAATCTTCATACTATTATCGGTGTGAAGATGGTAAGATTGTTGGACAGGTACATAAAATTTCACATACCAGAGTCTGGATGGCAAAAATTATTATTGTCAATCAAGAGAATTTTCTTGGTCAATACATTTCAAGTATCGCAGCAAAACAAGCGGTTGTTGACTATTGGCTGATGCAAGAACGTACACTTCTGGAGCAATAATGGGTACAAATTATTATGTGGCGAAAAATCTTTGTGAGTGCTGCAATCGTTATGATGAAGAATATCATATTGGTAAAGCATCATGGGGTTGGGCATTTGCATTTCAAGGTTATCCCTATGAAAAACTGACTTCATGGAAACAATGGAAAGAATTTCTGAAAGATAAGATTATCAAAGACGAATATGGTGATCGAATCGACTATGACTGGTTAGTTTTAATGATTGAAAAAGAAAAATCACCTGGGTCTGTACGGGCTGATGGGCACAAGAATCTGTCACATAATGAAGAGGGCAAGTCTGGTGATCGCCCATATTTTAATCCCGAATATGATTGGGACGATGAAGATGGATATTCTTTTACTTCAAGACATTTCTCATGACTAAAGAACAAATTATTAAAATGGCGCGGGAGGCGGGGTTCAATATAGAGCAGGGCTTCTTGCTGCGGGCGACAGGTATCGATGAAGACCTTGAACGCTTCGCCGCTCTTGCCGCATCATCGGCCTATCTGGAAGGGTATAATGCGGGTCGGTTAGCCGAGCGAGAAGAATGCGCGAAGGTGTGTGAAAACATGAGCGGACCAATTGAAACCTACAACCCGAAGTACGTCCACTACATCGGTTGCGCTAAAGCCATCCGCGCAAGGGGGAAAGAATGAATGAAATACTTAAAAAATTAGCAGATGACTGTCGCACATTATATCGTGATGGTTCTGGTGAATATGTTGAACAATTCAATGAAGAAAAGTTCGCAGAATTAATTATAAAAGAATCTACCAGAATCATCGATGAGTGTCGGCACGATCCGTTTCCGTTCGATGAAGATTATGCGTCTCTGCTATTGAAAACTCATTTCGGTGTTAAATGATGAACGAACGAATTAAACTACTTGCCGAACAGGCTGGTTTTATTGATAGGGGCAGTAATCATACTTCTTATATGAGTTTTGATCACGAAAAGTTCGCCGAGTTAATTGTTCATGATTGTTTAGACATTGTTGACAGGGAAGTTCCAGGTATGATTGGTGTTCATACCATGAAAGTTATATCTGAACATTTCGGAGTTGAATAATGATTCGTTGGTATTGGCATAAATTTATGCAGTTTCTTGGCTACAGAAAAATCTGGTATTTTCCATCCAAGCATATGTCTATGAGTGATTTTTGGTTATGGGAGTATCGACCAGATTTGCCAAAAGGAGAATATAAAGCATGAACGAACGAATTGAAATAACAAAACCAAATGGTGAGCCCTATTTTACTCTTAGAAAAGATAATCGGTTGGCTTATATTCAAATACACGACTATGATTATTTTGGCGATCCGGTAGAATTTAATTTTGATATTAGAGCAATCCAAATGTTAATTGATGGTTTGGAAAAACTAAAATGAATGAAGAACAAAAATATGATGTTGTAACTGATGTTCTCACAAAACATCGAAATGAACTCTGGAAAATGACAGAACGAAATATGAATAGTGAGTATATTGGTTTGAACATTATGGATGATATTCGACTCAAACAAATTGCAGAGATCGATGAATGTATTAAAATGTGGAAAGAACGAAATGAACGAACGAATTAAAGAACTTGCCGAACAGGCTGGTTATCAAGAAGATATGTTTGGTATAGGACATTGGGATATGCCTGAATGTAAAAAGTTCGCCGAGTTGATTGTTCGGGAATGTGTCAATCGTGAAGAACTGCTGGGTGCTATTGCTCGTGGTTGGTGTAGTGAAAAGAACTCACACAAAACTATGGATTCAGATTTAGCATTGGCTATTTTTGTTGAAGTAGAACAACAGATTAAAAAACATTTCGGAGTACAAAAATGAACGAACGAATTCAAGAACTTGCATCACATTGCTTTGACACTATGCCTGATGAAAACTCTCTCAGAGATTTTTTGAGACTGGTAATCTGGGATTGCACTAGAATACTTCACGATCAGTTGAGTGAACAAAGGTTTAATGAAAAGGTTCACTTGGGATTAGGTGATGTTCGTTATACCGTTGGTATGGAGTCGGACTATGAAGATATGCTCCGAGAACATTTCGGAGTTGAATGATGAGCGAGGGAGATAGAGCAGGCGTTTGGGCTGTTGTATATGTATTAGTGGTGGGCTTGGCTGCTTACTTTACAATTTTTATGATTATCTTTAGTTTTGTTAAAAATTGTTTTGGAGTTGAATGATGGATCGTGAACGAATTTTGCAATGGGCTGTTCAAGTTTGGGGTCCGCTAGGCAATAATGTCAACGCCGATTCTTGGCTAAACAACCTAGATAAATTTGCTAAATTGGCAGCCGCAGAATGCGTCGATATTCTGAAGCGCCCAGATTTTATTATGAAACTTTCTCAGACTGAATTGTCTGATTATAATCAAGGTTGGATCAACGGTAGGCTATTAGCAATCGAACGAATTGAAGAACATTTTGGGAATGAAAATGAATAAAAAACTAGAAAAATCATTTAATAAATGGTTCAACGAGGTAGAAAATTTCGGTCTTCGTTCAGAACGATTTTATGACGATATTATGACAATTCTGTATAATCCGAACAAATCTGCGTCTCTGCATTTTGATAAGATGACTGCATGGATCAAAGCAGCCTATGAAGAAGGTGCTAAAAAGCGCGATTAATGCGTGGAATGTAGCATACCAAGTAAATTGACAGGAAACGTCAAAAACCGAGAAAATGCACTTGTAAGTTATTGATTTATAAAGACAAAAAAACGTGTTTTTTCTTTTCTTAAAAAGACCACCAGTATGTTATTGATTTTCAGCACCATTGGTATCTTCATTGCCCTAAATATCGGTGCTACCCTATTACTGAGAAAAATCGGTATCTATGGTGTCGTATCGAACGAATATTGGAAGAAAAATGCGTAAATTAATTATTTTATTTACAGCGATTCTATATGGTTGTGGTGGCGGTGGCGGAGAAAGTTCATCAGCAAAAAGTGTCTGCCCACCAAAAGAAAATACAGTTGTATTCTTTATCGCTGGACAATCGAATGCAGCCAACGTCGCACAAAATTCAAACGAAAAAGTATCACCAAAAGTTTTTCAATATGTTGATTCAAAATGCTATCCAGCAAAATCACCATTAATGAATGTACCGTTGCACCCATCACCTAACGAAACGAATTATTTTAATTTATTTCAGCAAGTGATGGTAGATTATTCAGAGCGAACTGGTAAAAATGTTATTTTCTCTGTTTATGCTATCAACGGTGCTTCGATTAAACGATTTATTGATAACGCAGAATTTACAAAAGCATATAATGATTTGAACACAGCATATGGTGTTAATTATTTTCTCTGGCAGCAAGGCGAAAGTGATGCCCGAGATAAAATGACGTTTCAAGAATATTCTGATTATTGGCAAAGATTGATTAGTGGTATTAGCCGCGATGTAATTATTTTAACTGCACGATCAACGGTCTGTGGTTTGTTGAGCGAATATGATAATGAAGTAGGATTATTTCAATCGACTCAAACTGGACCAAATACAGATATGGTGCCAAAAATAAAACGATATGATGAATGTCATTTTAATTCAGCAGGTGTAGCAGATGCTTCAATTCTCTGGAATAACTACCTGAAATAAATGAAAAACAAAAGACCTGTTGATCGCTACAAAGCAAAGAATTGTCCTGTATGCGATAGACTGCACAGGAAACGTGGTCTTTTCTGTAGTAAAGCCTGCTCTAATACAAATCGTGACGTTTCTGAGAATGTGCGTGACAATATGCGTAAGGTGTCATATGATTATAAACAAACACCCGAAGGTATTGCCCAGACTCAGATGCTAATACGAGGCTCACCATTATCACCCGAAGATTTTGCGATTGATATACCTCGGATCGTTGATATTGACGATTATGATTTTCTTGATAACTTCGACCATGGCGAGAAGTGGTAACTGTTGTTTAAAAACAACAGTTGTTTTTTTACAACACTTGACAACCCTACCAATTCGTGCAATAATGCTACCTGTACTGAACGAAACCAAGAGGCTATCACAATGCGTGGCACTATTTGCGTCGAGCGATCCGTCAACGGCAGAATCGAATGGCTCAGGATTGAGTCTCAGCAAAATTACCGTGAGTGGGTCGGTTGCTTCAGCCTGTTGTAAAAAAACAACACTTGACAACCTCGGTAGTCCATGTACAATAGAACCTGTTGATTGATAGGAGATTCGAATGGTGATGCTGCGCGATTTTGTTTTCAAAATCATCTGGTCAAAGACCAACTCTGAAGTTTGCATGATCGAAGCCGAGAGCAAGGGTCAAGCAACCCGCCTGCTGATGCAACGATTCGGTGGTCTGGCGGACTTTGAATTCGTCGGTGAATACTGCGGCCGCAAACTGTCGTAAAAAAACAACACTACTTGACAGGTGCTTCGGTACCTGTCATAATATGTTCTGTTGACTGAGACAAACAAGGAATTGGCGATGCTGAAAGCAAATCTTGATAAGCGCACGGGCAAGTGGACTCTGGAACTCCAGGGCAAAACGATTAAGTCTATTAGCAAAGCGTATATTGCGGCGCAGGCTGCTAATCTTGGCTATGCCGTCACGTTCGGTGATGAAGTGACGCAACAAAAGCCGCGCACTACTCCGTCGTTCGGTATCAATGAACGATTCGATTTTGTCACTAAACTGGTCTCGATGGTTGCTAATAACGTGCAAGCGTCAGCGATCATTACTGGCGAGGGTGGTCTTGGCAAAACATTCACCGTCACTAAAACTCTTGACAAAGCGGGCTATTCTGATATCTCGGATATCGGTGCTCTTAAAGAAGGCATGATCGTGCGTCGGTCAAAGACCTACATTATGGTCAAGGGCTTTTCGACCGCAAAGGGTCTGTATCGTACACTATTCGAAAACAATGGTGGTGTGATTATCTTTGACGATTGCGATTCGATTCTGCGCGATCCTGTGGCTCTTAATCTACTGAAGGGTGCGCTGGACTCTTACGGCAAGCGTATTATCTCCTGGAATGCTGATTTGCGCGACGATGACCTGCCCAAATCTTTTGTTTTCACGGGTCGTGTCATTTTCATTTCGAACCTTAATCAGAACCAAATCGATCAAGCGATCCGCTCGCGGTCTATGATGATCGACCTGAGCATGACTACCGATCAGAAAATCGAACGCATGGAGACGATTGCGATGGAGCCTGACTTCATGCCCGAGTATGAGAAAGTAGCGGTCAAAGATGCGCTGGCTCTTATTCGTGAGATTAAAGACGATGCCCGCGAGATTTCTTTGCGGACTCTTATCTCGGTGACTAAGATTCGGTCTGCAAATACTGACTGGAAAGACCTCGCCAAATACACTCTGGTGGCGTAATGAAGAAACTATTATTCTCTCTGCTGCTATTATCTGTCGCATTACTTGTTTATGCGATTATCATTCAATTTCTCTGGAATAATGCTCTAGTGCCTGCTATAACCGTAGCACGGGAGATTGATTTTCTGCAAGCGATGGGTATTGGGCTGTTATTTAATATCGCTGGTTCGGTGCGGACTCTGAGCGATCAAAACAAACCGTTGTAAAAAAACAACGCTATTGACAAGTTTGCCAGGCCTGCTATAATTGATTCTGTACTGAACGAGGGCTGTAATGAAACTACTTTCGACTGGCAATCCCAAGGTTCTCAAGGGTCTGGATCACGGATTTAACACCTACATTCTGCATCTGGCGCCTGCTAACGTCAGCGGCTATGAAACGTGCCCGAAACGCACCGCGGGCTGTACTGCGGCTTGTTTGAATACTGCGGGCCGTGGTGGTATGTTCAAGCGCGGTGAATCGACCAACGTCATTCAAGAAGCCCGCAAGCGTAAGACGCGCCTTTTCTTTGAAAATCGCACCGAGTTCATGGCTCTGCTAGTCAAGGATATTAAACTTGCGATCAAACAATCTGCACGATTGAATCTCACGCCCGTATTTCGCCTGAACGGCACCTCTGACCTTGCATGGGAAAAGTATCCCGTGACGGTTGACGGTGTTGAATATAACAATATCTTCGAAGCATTTTCGAACGTTCAATTTTACGATTACACTAAAATCCTGGGTCGTAAAGTATCGAATATCGCCAACTATTCTCTGACATTCTCGGCCGCAGATGGTAATGACAATGACGTTAAGAAAGCAATCGACCAGGGCTATAATGTTGCAGTCGTTTTCGGACTCAAGAAAACCCAGAAAATGCCCGATGATTATCTTGGTCGGGCTGTATTTAACGGTGATGATTCTGATTTGCGATTTCTTGATCCTGCGAATGTAATCGTCGGGCTGTACGCCAAGGGCAAAGCAAAGAAAGACACCACGGGTTTTGTGAAGTATCTGGCTGTTGTATAAAAACAACATTACCGTAGGTACTTGACAGGTGCCGAAAGGTCTGTCATAATAGCACCATGATGACAACGGAAAAAACAATGAACGAACGAATTAAACAATATGTGAAAGATCATCTGCTAAAAGAGCGATACGGTCCTTATGGTGATAGCACCCTAGAGGAGTATTACGAATTTTACCCTGAAGAATTGAATGGTCTTGTTGATTTAGTTGTAAAAGAAACAATCGATGAAATGATTACAAATATGTGGCACAATGGTATTGATGAATCCAATAATCCATCATTCTATAAAGCAATCGACAAAACAAAAGAACATTTCGCAAGTGTTGTATAAAAACAACACCACACCAGTACCGCTTGACAAGTTCACCATTCTGCGGTATAATGTACCTATGATGAACGAAACGAGAATGAAAGTGTATAAAGACCTTCGGATTAAACTCAAACTGTATACTGATCCTGCTCATGGCTGGGTTGCGGTGAAGCGTAAACTGCTAACTGAATACGGGATCGCCGAACATATCAGCCCATATTCATATCAGAAAGGCGATACAGTCTATTTGGAAGAAGATTCTGACGCACTAAAATTTACTACAAAACTTGCAGCCCAGGGTATTGTCATTGAATGGGTTCGGAAGAATACTGATAAGCGAAGTGTAATTCGATCCTATGACCGATATCAGGTAAAATAAAATGAGTATGAACCTAGCATTTACTACCCGTGACGGGCATTTCGTTGAATTTCCGTTTCAAACTCCGACCGACTTGTCATATGCGGTGATTAATCTTCGAACAACCGAAGCGAAACTTGAATTGATCGAAAATCAAATTCGAAAATGGGGTTGGGATGAAGAGGAAATTTCTGAAATGATGAGTGAAGTTCGCATTATGATGACTGATCCGACTCTGGAACTGACTGTTGTATAAAAACAACAAAAAATTCACCGATTGACAAGTTCACCCGTTCTGCTATAATTGATTCTGTAGTGCCCGAAACCAACTAGGAAATGAAAATTCTGCCGAAAGTGACTCTGAAAGATTTTGAATCGTATCGTACTAGCAAAACCAACTGGGCGTATATTCCGATCGAATATCTTGAATTGTTCAAGCGCCTGATTCCCAACATCGGTGAATATAAAATCAGTTACTTGGGCTATGATCCCAAGGGTCGGTCGTCATATCTTAAACTGTATGCAATCGAATTCTCGGTCTCCTATCGCACTAGTGAAATGATTAATCGCCTTGAAAAATCACAAGTGTATCAGAAAAAAAATGTTATCAAAAACCTGATGAAACTTGTAAGTGTTGCATAAAAACAACACCGCAGGTATCAGTTGACAATTACCTCAGTCCTGCTATAATACTTTCATGATGAATCAGAAAGGAAACACGATGAAATATCAGACTCAAAAGAATTACAAGGGCGTTAGCGGATCACACCTGCAGGGATATATCACCGTCAATTATAGCAAACTGAAAAGTCTATTTGGTACTCCCATGAAAGGCGATGAGTATAAGACTGATGCAGAATGGGTCGTTAAATTCAATGACGGCACTATTGCAACAATCTATAATTATAAAGACGGCAAGAATTATAATGGTGCTAAAGGTACACCCAAAACGAAAATTACAAACTGGCACGTTGGTGGGTTTGATAAACGTGCATTCGATATGATTAATGCTATTATTGCGAGCAATTAAATGATGCCTAGACTTGAAACGCAATTTAATATCGCAACTACGGGATTAGAACATCATTTTGAGATTATGCCTGATCCCGAAGCACCCGAAGATCATATTAAAATAAACTATTTCGAAGATAATCTATATCTGACTAGTATGGTATTTACTAGAAATGAAGCGAAGTTACTGATAAAAGCATTGAAGAATCTAGTTGGTAGTAAATGAATTAGAAGAAAAGAGCGTATTTAGGGTACCTACGGTGTTGTATTTTAGAGACAGTTGTAAAAAAACAACAGAAACGATAGTGCTTGACAAGTCCGGTGATTGTGCTATAATGTTTTCACGATGAACGAACAACGGAGCAAGTGATGCAAAAGACGATTGGTTTTTCTGAGTTCAAAGCGGACTTTCTGGCGATCCGTCCTGAGAATTTTTCTGATGAGGGACTGCTGGTTTTGTTCAATTACCTCGAGGAACTTGAAGCGGATACTGGGACCAGCATTGAATTCGACGTTATCGGTCTTTGCTGTGAATTCGCTGAGGACGAGCCTGAGTCCATTGCATTCGATTTCGATATCGATATCAGCGATTGCACCGACGATGGTGAAATCAAAGACCGCGTGATTGACTACTTGTGCGATCGTGGTGAATACGTCGGATCGACCAACGATACGATTGTGTACGGACACTTCTGACCTGTTGTTTTAAAACAACAAGGGTTGACAACCATCTGGATCCATGTATAATAGAACCATGATGAACGAAACGAAAGGGACCGCGATGCACCTCTACACCGTCTACCTTGTTAATTTCCAGATGAACAAAGGCGCATTCACCGAACTCGAGGAAGCCGTGAACTTCGCCCGTGCCACTGGATTCGAATGCTCTATCTGGTGCGATGGTGCCCACATCGGCGACGTCAAGCCTTACTGAGGTGTTGTTTTAAAACAACATCTTGACAACCGTCTAGATCCTGCTATAATTACTCCATACTGAACGAAACGAGGAACAAAGCATGACGATCAAGCGATTTCCCCCGAACAAGCGGTTCCGCGTCATCATTGGACAGGCCTGCTTCTACAGCACCGCGAAGACGATCCGCAATGGAATTGGTGATTTTACCCAGACCAATGCGGCTGTACAGAAGGCGCTGGACTCCATGGAATACTGTAGCATCGGTACCACGAAAGGAATTGCTGGTATCTGGGAAGGTTTGCAGGTCCAACTGGATGTTGCGTAAAAACGACACTTGACAGGATGCTGGTGTCCTGTCATAATAGCACCATGATGAACGAACAAGGAAACACCACAATGCGATACGAACCGAACACCCTGGAAGTCCTGGTCAATGCGATCCGCGCCAAGCGAGAATCCCAAGGGTGGGACAGTAGGGACGCCAGCGCCTACACTCTGGGGTACCTTCAGTCTATGTTCCAAGGTGTGATCGACCAACTGCCCAAGGCCAAGAGGAAAGCCCTGGAGCAGGAATTTCTCTTCCTCATCAACAAAAATCTGGTGTAAGGAGTAGTAAAAATGGCGAAAGCAAAATCGGCCAATGTGGAGCTTCTGCAATCGAAACTGGCGATGATCAAGGCCCTTCGGCAGCAGGTGAAGGAACTCAAGGCCGTTGTGGCTCAGGAGCGAATCAATGCTAAGGAAGCCCGTGAAGCCAAGCGACAGGCCAAACAGGATGCCGCGATCCAACGGGCTAAGGCTCGGCTGGCGAAACTGACTGGTCCTGTTGGCGTCAAGGCCAAGCGGGTGGCGAAGCGCCCGAGTAAGGTTACGGTCGTCGCAATGGCGGCCTAAGATACGGGGGAGTGGCGGTACCAATACCGCCTACTCTTAAACAACCGCAAGTTATCTGGTGCCCCTTCGTTGTATAAAAACAACAATTGACAATTCTACCAATCCAGTTATAATACAACCATGATGAAGGAGCCTGGAATGACCGAACTTCGATACACTCTGGCCGATTGCATCCTGATTGATCTGGAGTTGGAAGACTATGACCAACTGATGACCTACTCCGAAATGATTGCATACGAGAACTGGCTGGAAGCCTTGAATCGTGCGGAGTATGACGAATGCTACCGAGAGGAATACTGATGGACTACCGTGACTACCTAATCGAACTGGTTGACGATGGGATCCTGGATGCCCGTGAGGCTCTAATCATGGCCGCCAAGTGGATGAGCCAAGATGATGTTCGGGATATGCTAGCCGCCAATGAGGTGATTCCGGACGAGGATGAGTATGGAATTCCAGTTCAGGAACCTTCCTTCTAAGACCATGAAAAAATTTATTGTAGCCTGTGCAATCGCTGGTATGACCTTCAATAGCCATGCCCATGGATCGTTTGGACGCACGGTTGGTGCGGTCGTGGTTGGTGCCGTTGTCGCTGGTGCTTTGATGCCACGAGTGGTTCATCCACACCCCTATGGATACAATGGTTACCCTCAGGTCAGCCCATACACCGGACAGGTGGTTCATTGCCCTTCCTGTGCACCGGCAGCACCTCAGAATTACATGGACCAATCTGGTACAGTCTACAACCTGTTTGGCCATCCAGTCTGCCTGGGCATTCCAGTCTATGACCCCTATGGGAACATCATTGGATACCAGCGTGGATGCTGATGTTGTTTTAAAACAACGGTATTGACCTCTACCTGGAACCTGCTATAATGGTTCCATGATGACAACGGAGAACAGAATGCCCTTCAAGCCCTGGGATCAGATGACCACGCTGGAACAATACGGCGTGACCTACTCTGATATGTTCAAGGACGCCTATGGGTTCCGCCCGACCAATGACGTTTCGGATTGGACTGAGGCGGACTTCGAGGCTGAGTTCCAGCGCCTTGGTGCCCGTATCGGTGAGCAGGAAGACCAGCGGGAACAACAGGAAGCGCAAGCGATCAAGGACTTCGAGGAACGGATCTATGGTCTGAGGGAACTCGGTGCCCGCAACCGTGCTATGGCGATCCGCTGGTTGGACGAGGCCTTTGAGACTAACGGCGATATGGAGTTCCTGGAATACAACCTTGGTCTTCCCTTTGGTTACATCCGATCCAAGGTTGTTGCTTAAAAACAACAGTGCCTACGGTAGTTGACCTTTACCTGGAACCTGCTATAATGGTTCCATGATGAACGAACAAGGAAAGAAACCCATGGCTGGATACGTGGTCTACCATACCGAGACTCTGAGGGTCGAAAAGACCTACACCTACGCCAAGTCGGCTATCAACCTGGTCGCCAAACTCGGTGCTGGTTACACGATGGGCGATATCGGTATCTACCGTGACCTGGTCGCCAAGAAGGCCGATGAGTATATCACGGTGAAAAGCCTGATGACTGGTGAGCCTGTGGTGATCCCTGCTGATACCCCCTGGTGCTGCCGTCCCGATAGCGAAGCGTACTGGAGCGCCTAATGAGGATCTGGATCAACCCTAGCGAGACTGCTGGTTGGATTGGAATGGTTCTGATCCACTCTGCTACCCTACCTACCACGATCAAGGCCGCACTAGGTTACGAGGTGACCATGCCGCCTATCAGTATGGTGCTGTTGGTCTGGGCTGGTTTGTTCCTCTTCCTGCTCCGTGCCATTGGTATCAATGACCGCCTTGGGGTAGCATCCAACGCCATCGGGTTCCTGGCCAATACCCTCCTTCTGGCTCTTATCGTTTTCAAGTGATGATCATGGAAGCATACCAAAAATACGGAATCGAAGTCGGTCAGGTCTATGTGCTCGCAAGTGGTGCCAATGGATCGCTGGTTGTGGTGGATGTGGAATCAGAAGCCACCCGCGATGAGGTTCTGGTCCGAGATACCGAGACTGGTGAACATTGGTTCATCGATGCCTTCAAACTGGCCCGAGTTCGGTACAGTCTGGTTGCATAAAAACAACACCACTTGACCTTTACCTGGATCCAGTTATAATAGAACCATGATGAACAAGGAGATGACAATGAAACCTACCAAGTCCTATGAAGCAGCAATCTGGCGCGTGGCTCTGACCGAAGCGAGTTTCGTATGGGATGGCACCTACGGCCGCGATGCCGATGGTCGTGACTGGATCAGCTGGGTTTACGGTGTTCCCGCCAAGACGGTTGCTAAGGATATCAAGGCTCTGGGTCCTGCGGCAGACGCGATTGTCGAATTCGGTAAAGCCAAAGCCAAAAAGATGGGGTATGAGGCGGTTGTTGCCTAAACGCAACAGGTCTTGACCTTTACCTGAATCATGCTATAATGGTTCCATGATGAAAAACAAAGTGATGGAATTCCTCGGTGGTGCCCTCTTCGGCATCATCTTTGCAACCCTTGCCTTTTTGATGGTTTAAGGAGTACCTAATGAGTCGCATGGCTGACCTGATGATGGAGATTGAGGACCTGTGGTACCAGGACGTTGGTGTGCAGGAGATTGCGGAGCGCCTTGGTGTACCTAGGTACCTGGTGGTGGATGCAGTCTCGGTGATCCAACGTGAGGCTGAACTCGCCATGAACGAGGAACGTGACCAGTATATCTCCGACCTCGAGGCTGATGGTGATGCGCATTGGCTAGTGCTGGTTGGGGTGTGGACGAGGACTATGTGATGGACAATGACTACTTCGATGGGGAGTTCTAATGGTTGACCTGTTCAAAACCAAACTGGATCGATTGGAGCTTGGTGCCATGGTGCGTGATGCCATGATGGCACAAGGGTATAGCAAGGCGCTGGCAATGGCAGTTAGCACCAAACTGGAGAGGCGTGGTAGGGTAGCCCTGGTTGCTGCGCTGGAGGAGTTGGAGTTCCGTGCGAGCCAGGTGGCCTAATTGGAATTTTTTACCGGTGGGGTGGGGGTGGTCTCCACCTGCCGGACCAGGCACTACAACCGATCGGAAACCGCTGGAAGACAGCCACCAGAGTCTCATCGGTGTTCCAGGGTGTGGCCTTAAGGGATCTCTTAGACCAACGAATCAATTTCGAATTCTCTCTAACGAATCTTTTCTAAAAATTTTTCCGGCAGCAAAATCGGCTTTTCTATAAAAAACTCGGAAAGAAAATTTCCGGCAAATTTTGGAGTAATAAAATGAAATTTCTAAAGTTCCTTACTACATATCGGTTTAACTATATCGATACTATCTACTTTGCACTATTCGTTACCTACCTATCTCTTGATGAGTATCTGAATGCACTTATTGTATTCGTTCTCGGCACGGTAATCTCGGTAGCAGCAAAAGTCTATGTGGACACTCGGTGGATCGGAAAGTAACGGATAGTAGTCGATACTACACCAATAATCATGGCAATCAAATACAGTAAGCCAAAGAAGCATAATGCTGGCACAAAGAGAACTTCCTATAATAACAAGACAGGAAGAACTCGGACAACTGTTACAGTAAAAAATAAAACAACTGGAATTACTCGCAGTCGTAGTGTGAATAAAAATGGCTCTATCCGCCAGACTACTACTCACAAATCACCAGCGGGATTCATTACACGAACAACCAAAACGTTTGGCGGTTCATCGACAAAACCCAGTAAACCTAAGTTCATTAAAGCACCAAAGCCAAAGAAGAGTATCTTTCGGCGAAGTTCGGGTACTTCATCGGGATCTGTTGGAAAATCCTCGGCTTCGCCGAAAAGGCTTTCAAATAGACGTAGTGGTGATGGCGAGCGAGATCAAACAGTTGGTATTATTATTATACTATTGATTGTTATGCTTATCGCATATGGTCAGCTATGAACTTCTTTGAAATTTCTTTAGCAACTTTAAATTTGTTTTCTTTTGTACTAGGTGGTATTTGGGGTTTGTCTACCAGTCGGTTTAATCCATATAAATCTTGGTGGATGGTTATTCTATACTTTGTTGGTGTAGCAATTTACTTTTGGGCAAAGACACAATGAAAACTGCATATTTTATTGGAATTGAAGGAAAAGGTAATGATGTTGAACAATACATTGTTGTCTTTTATGAAGATACGAAATATATACGAAATAAAGTATTCGATACAATCGAAGAAGCCGAACAATCAATGAATTCTTGGTGGGAGCGAAATTATGAAAATTGTAATTAATTGTACCTATGGTGGCTTTGGTCTGTCACAGGAAGCCGAAGCACTTTATGCTGACCTGACTGGTCAAAAGGTCGGTGAGTTCTATGATCGTGATATTCAACGAAACGATCCTATGTTAATCAAGACTATTGAAATTCTTGGTGAAGAAGCGAATGGCAATTTCGGTGACTTGAAAATCGTTGAAATTCCCGATGACGTTGAATGGATCATTCAAGAATATGATGGTGCTGAATGGGTCGCCGAAAAGCATCGTGTCTGGTACTAAAGTGTCAAAATACCGTAAATACTACCTAAAGCAATCTCTTCTGCAACTATCGATTGCGCTTACTCTATTTTGGAATGGTGTTATTCTGAATCGTGGACACCATTCTCAATGGAGTAAAAAAAGAAAAAAATCCAGCGCATAAACTGTCTCTTTTATACAACACTCTATTGACATTTTCCGGTAATAGTGTATAATAGTATTTCAATAGGAGATAGTGATGAAAGCATACATTCTTGAACTCTACCAGAACGAAATCAGTTCCTGGCGAGTTGTCTACTACAATCAAAATAACGAATTCTCTGGTTGTGAAGAATTCGATTCTCTGCAAGAAGCATCTAACTCAAAAGAAGAATGGGAAACAATTACCGAAAAAAGTGCTTGACAAGTTTTAGAAAACCATTATAATGGTTCTGTTACTAGAAAATAATCTAAATACTTTTTTTGGAGACTGCTGATGCAGATACTACTGACTGGGGCTGAAATCCTAGAGATCAACGATCAGTACGATGTAGTATATGAAGGCAGAATTGTTAAAAGAAAAATGATTTTCGAAGAAGCACTTGAGCTGGCACTTGATGAAGAAAAGTTAAGAAAACTTGTTTACAGTAACGTATACCGATTGAGAACAGCCTAATGAACCTAGATATCAATTACCCTAATGTTGCAGCAGAGAAAACATTTTCAAAAGCAACAAGAAGTATCGCTAAGTATCTTATGACAGTACCATATATTTCTGTTGGTGAATTTTTACAGAATATTTCTGATACTGATCTTGATGAACTAGTTAATGTTGCTAATCGTGATGACGATGATGCAGTATCAGAATTGATGATGTTAGCAGAAATGCTAAGTCGTGCAGAAGGTGTGTTTACCGAAACACCAGAAGAGTATGGCGAGAATGTTGGTTTTATTCGAATGCTTCTTGCTTCTGTTTCTCTGGCACGAAAAGGACTTGTTAAAGTTAATTATGAGAACATCAGTTTCTCGCGTGATATGTTGAGTAAGGTTATTGTTGAGAAAATATGACAGATGACGAAGCGAATAAAATTCTTGATGAAATGAAAAAGAGTTTTGGTAATCTACCAAATCCAGAACATTCACCGATCCAATTTAATTATCTCTGTAAACTTTATAAACATTATCATGAACTACAAAAATCCAATCAAACAACGTAATCCCGTTGCAAAAGACCTTGGTAGCGACAAGTATCGTATGCGTGTCGTTCCTAAAATCAAGATGTATAATCGTGCAAAAGAAGAAAATTCTTTCCGCAAGGGTCTAAATGAACGATACTCTTGATTATGATGGCATTTATTTTCTTCCAGATGGTTCGGGTGGTTACAATCTAGCGTATTTTCTATACGATGGTGAATATAAACAAGAAAAACGCATTAAAGATGATGTATACCACATTGTTTTCTTCTATGATGATGAAGAAGGTAATGCTAAATTCGATGAAACCTTTGAAGCAATCTTTCTTCATCCTGAATCTTACCTAAAAACTCTTGTTGGATCTAAATTTTACGGTGTGATTACGAAAAAAACGCAAAAATCACTCGGATGGATCAACAAATTTATTGACAATGTACTAACCTCAAAATAGGATTTCTTTATTATGATTAAAAATGACGTTTTTGACACCTCTGAATCGAAAAACTGGCTAAAATCTGTGCTGACTGAGCAAGTCGCTACAGTCACATTCACTAAAAAAGACGGATCAGAGCGTATTTTGAAGTGTACACTCAATTCCAACACAATTCCCACTCAATTTGCACCAAAAGAAGACTCTACACGAGTAAAAAACGATGAAGTGCTTGCTGTTTTTGACGTTGAAAGTCAAGGATGGCGTAGTTTTCGTTGGGATTCTGTAAAACGTGTTGAATTTTCATTGGGGAAATCGAAATGAAGCAATATATTGTTGAATCGATCTCTACATTTTATGAAATTCATGTCGTTGAAGCGAAAAATGAAGAAGAAGCAAAAGAAATTGCAAAACAAGCCGACTACAATCTGTCAGAATGGCTTGGGCAGACGGTTGTTAACGTTCGTGAGAGTACCATTTATGAACTAAATCGTTTTCGTCAACGTGATCCACATTTTTTCAATGGTTATGCGACTATTGACAATGAAGGCTATCTAGTGTATCATCATCCAACGGGTGAAGTTATGTCAACAATGACAAAAGTTAAAGTAAGGGAAGTGTAACGTAGTATATAAAGGAGCCACTATGAGTGATGCAGACGTAAAAGAAAAACGCAGTCGTAGAATTCATAAAGATAATGTAAAAGCAAAGCGTCAAAAAAATATTCTTAAAGATTATGGGATGGATTTTGATCCGTTTGAATCTCCGAATTATTATGCGAAACATCATGCTTTGAATTGTGGCAATCCTAAATGTATTATGTGTGCTAACCCACGAAAAGTTTTCAAAGAGAAAACTATTCAAGAAAAACGATTTGAACAGAATTACAAAGACGAAGAGTGATGCTGAATTTACTAGGTAAAATTCCAAGAAACGTTACCGTTGCTTGTTCTGGTGGTGTTGACAGTATGGTTGTTCTTGATTTTCTTAAAAAGAATCATGAGGTGCAAGTTGCATACTTTAATCATGCAACACCTCATGGTGATGATGCAGAAACGTTTCTAAGACACTACTGCAAAAATAATTCTTTGTCACTAGTTGTTGGTACTATTGGTTCAAAGAAATTAAAAGAAGAAAGTAAAGAAGAATATTGGCGCAGAGAGCGATATGCGTTTCTTGATCAATTTGATTTTGTTGTAACTGGTCATCATTTAGATGATGTTGTTGAAACTTGGATCTGGAGTTGTTTGCATGGAACACCATCACTAATTCCATATCAAAGAAATAATGTGTATAGACCTTTTCTATTAAATGAAAAGTCTAAGATTAAAGATTGGGCATCAAGAAAAAAGATTGTGTATATTAATGATCCCAGTAATCATGATACACAATATACCAGAAATTTTATTCGACAAAATATGGTTGAGAATGCTTTGGTAGTCAATCCAGGACTACATAGTGTTTTAAAAAAGAAATTAAAGTTGTTGTATGAAAACAACGATCAAAAAATGCTTGACAAATAGGATGGATGCTGTATAATAGATATTGTTGTGAATGAAACGTCTCTGTAGCTCAATTGGTCAGAGCAGCGGACTCATAATCCGTTGGTTGGGGGTTCAAGTCCCTCCGGAGACACCAGATGCCCGAGTGGTGGAATAGGTAGACACAAGAGACTTAAAATCTCTCGCTCGTAAGGGCGTACCGGTTCGATTCCGGTCTTGGGCACCATATTGAAACATATTTTAAAATCCCGAAACTTTCTAGTAAGATCCGGATCAATCTAGAAAGCAACCTGTAAAAGCAGGGTAAGATTCGAAAGAGTGGGATATTCTTCGGTGAAAGTCCGAAGAGAGTATGTTTCAATATGGATGCGTAGCCAAACGGTTGAAGGCAGCAGACTGTAAATCTGTGACATAAGAAACGCTGGTGGTTCGAATCCATCCGCATCCACCATATTAAATGCCCAAGTGATGGAATTGGTATACATACTTGACTCAAAATCAAGGTTATGTGGGTTCGAGTCCCACCTTGGGTACCATATATAGATTTTTAATCCAGAGTAGCACAGCGGTAGTGCAACGGACTGTTAATCCGTGGGTCGTTGGTTCGATCCCAACCTCTGGAGCCAGGAATATTGGGGGTATGATGTAATGGGAGCCTGGGAGCTTTGCAAGCTCTTCGTGAGAGTTCGATTCTCTCTACCTCCACCAAATTGCCTCAGTAGCACAGTGGTAGTGCAACTGATTTGTAATCAGTAGGTCGGGAGTTCGAATCTCTCCTGGGGCACCAATTATTGGAAGTGTGGGAGAGAGGTTTAATCCGTCAGTCTTGAAAACTGAAGATCCAAAAGGGTCCGTGAGTTCGAATCTCACCGCTTCCGCCAAGTTTTATTATTAACTTTAATGGAGATTATAATGTCACTAACTATTAAAAATCTTGAAAGCGCCCTTGCTGGTGAATCAATGGCTCATATCAAGTATCGATACTTCGCCAAGATTGCGCGTGAAGAAGGTTTTGAAGAAGTTGCAAAACACTTCTGGCATACGGCCGATCAAGAATTGCTTCATGCATGGAGTCATCTAGAACTCCTAATTGGTAAACCTTCAACAAAAGAATGTCTTGATCTTGCTATTGAAGGCGAGACATATGAATATACAGAAATGTATCCAAACTTCCAAGCAATCGCTGTTGAAGAAGGTGACGCATTAGCAGCAGAAGAAGCCAAAATGCAAGCACAAGAATCAAAAGAACACGCAGAACAATTCAAACAGGTTCTTGCAAAAGCAGAAAAGCGTTTTGCTGCTCTTGCTAAAGTTGAAAAGCGTCATGCTCAAGCATATCAAGAAGTTAAGGCTTCATTGTGATTGACTGTTTAATTATTGGTGATAGTATTGCTGTAGGTACTCATCAATTTAAAAAAGAATGTGTTAGTTATTCAAAAGGTGGATGGAATACTTGGCAATGGAACAGAGATTATTTGAAGAATGATCTGACTGCCAATACTGTCATCATCTCTTTGGGAACTAATGATCATGCAGGTGTGAAAACCCGAGAAGAACTTGAAAAGACTAGGGCAAAAGTCAAAGCAACTAAAGTGTTTTGGATTCTACCTGCAATCAAACCAAACATTCAAGAGATTGTAAAAGACATTGCTGCAAAAAATGGTGATACTGTAATTCCAATTACAGGTTTACAAGCCGATAAAATCCACCCATCTTGGGCTGGTTATAAAGACATTGTAGAAAAAGCAAAATAAGGAGATATCATGGATCATGTATGTTTAGTTTGTGGGCACGTTCACGATGAAGCAACAGAAGGTAAATGGGATGAACTACCCGATGATTTTCTTTGTCCAGAATGTGGTTGTGGAAAAGAAGATTACGATCTAGTATAAATTATATTATACACCGAGTGTAGCGTAGTCAGGTAGCGCAATTGGTTTGGGACCAATGGGTCGGGAGTTCGAATCTCTCCACTCGGACCAATTTAGTTAATGGTAAACTTCCATAAATAATATCACACATTTTTATAGGAGAAGTGTGATAATGGAAGAAAACAATAATACAGAACGTAAAGTTACAAGAGCAGAAATAACTCTTGTTAAAACTAATGCTGATATTGAATTAAATAAATTAGAAGCAACATCCACAGCAAAAGAAGTAGCAAGTAAGTATATTGGTAAAACCGCTATTCCGTGGATCGTTCTATTGGTTATTGTTGGTGTAGCATCTAGTGCATTTTTGCCATCTGAATCATTACCAGCAGTAATAGGTCTTGTTTCTACAGCAGTAATGGCTATGATTGGTATGTTATCTGGAATTACAAGCACAAAAGAAAAAGAAGAGAAGCCTGAGATTAGAATTATTCAGGATCTTATTCAACAACTTAACGATTCGAATGAACCAATGAGCGTTGTTGTTGATGGTGATAAAGTTACAGTCACAAAAGGCGAAAACAAAATTACCGCAACAAAAGCGACAAAATAGATACAATGATTATAATGAATGAAGATTAATCTTCGTTTTTGAAAATAAAAAGGTTATATTATGAGTACAAATCGTAGGGATTTCTTTAAAGTTGGTGCTGGTGCTGTAGCAGGTGCAGGTGTTACTATGATCGTTCCTAAAATTAATATTTCGGGCGATCATAGTTCACACCACATTCAAGCGGGTAAAACTTTCGACCCATCAAAAGAGCCACAACGTATTCGTAAAAGTTTTTATGATCTCACAGATGATGAACTAAAAACATTTATGAAAGCAGTTGGTTATATGCGTAATAATTTTAAATTGCTTGATGCTCGGCAATGGGACAATTACGCAAAACTTCATGCGCTTCATTGTACAGAAGCAGATGACGATCATCCACCAGTTCATTGGTCATGGCATTTTCTACCATGGCATCGTGGGTATCTATATTTTTTAGAACGCATTCTTGCATACTCGCTTGTTCAACAAGGATTAGATGGCAGTAAATTTGCGCTTCCTTATTGGGATTGGACTGTACATAAGAAGATGCCAAATACACGCGAGCGCGAAGAGCAAGGTCTATTAAGCCCATTCTTTGGTTATGATCGAACGCTAGAAAACATGGTGTCTGATGATGGTCTTGGTTTTGACAATAGTGCGTTGTATGATGGCAATCGTGGACCAACAATTGACAAATCAGATATGAATCCGGAGAATGAACTGACTCAAGATTCTAAAAATCATGTTGCAGAAACATTAAACTACATGAGCAAAGAATATATTGAGTTGATGCTGACTGTTCCGTTTGAACAATTTGGTGGTAAGCCAGTTACTGATCGTCAAACAGGTCAAGGTCTTATGGAGCAAGGTCCACACAATGACGGGCACGATTGGATCGGTACACGATTTGGTAAAAATCGAACGATGGGTACTTTGCGTAATGCTGCTGCTGATCCTATGTTCTATATGCATCATGGCAATATTGATCGTATCTGGACTTTCTATCGTCAACCGCAACCAGATCCCAAAGGTGATTGGGGTAAACAACAATATAACTTTCTAGACGTTGATGGTACAAATTTCACTTTGAGCATTCAAGAAATTCTAGAAAAGACAACAAATGTGTCTTATGCACCAAGTGAGATTGAATATAAATCTGCGTCTGTTTCATTGACTTCATCTAAGCATATTGATGTTGGTCGAGAAATTTACGATCAGAATCTTACAGTTCAACTACCACAAATTTTTAGTCGAGGTCGACCAATTTTGATGGATATTCAAACTGGTCCGATTCGTCATACTGGAAAATATGTCGTTAAAATTTATTCAAACAAAAAATTTGTTGGTAAATTAAATATGCTTGATGGAGAACATAGGAAGACTCATACAAAAGATTCTATGACTCATTCATTCTCTGTATTGATGAATAATCTTCCGTCTGATACTAAAGAACTAGTTTTTGTGCCACCTAAACACGGAAACATCAAAATCTTTATTAAGACTATTCAATATCGTGAAATGTAATATATAAAGATAAAAGAGATATGAATGCGCGAACTAAATCTTGAAGAAGTTAAAAAATTTATAGAATCACAACCACCAGAAACTAAAATTTATTTGGGCGCAGATTCAGAAAGAATCAATTACAAAGATGTTTGGTATGCAGACTACACTATTGCAATCGTTGTTCATATAGGTGGTAGACATGGTTGTAAAGTCTTTGGTGAAGTTGTTCGTGAAAGAGATTATGATCAAAGCAAAAATAAACCATCGATGCGTTTGATGAATGAAGTTTTTAAAGTATCAGAAATGTTTCATAAACTTTCTGATGTTCTTCAAGATAGGTATGTTGAAGTGCATCTTGATATTAATCCTAATGAAAAATATGGATCGTCTTGTGTAGTTCAACAAGCAATTGGTTATGTCAAAGGAACTTGTAATGTAACTCCACTGGTAAAACCAAATGCTTTTGCTGCTTCATATGCAGCAGATAGATTGAAGACTGTTTTAGCAGCATAGCGGGTATGGTATAGGGGTTGTGCCTTGGCCTTCCAAGCCAAAGAGGACCAGTTCAAATCTGGCTATCCGCTCCAGAATATTCCGACCGTAGCTCAGTGGATAGAGCATCTGCCTTCTAAGCAGAGAGTCGCAGGTTCGATTCCTGCCGGTCGGACCAATCAATAAGGAAATAAAAAATGAGTGATGGTGGTAAAGGTTCGAAACCAAGACCATTTAGCGTTACACAAAAAGAATTTGATTCTAATTGGAATAAAATTTTTAAAAAAAATGTTGATAATACAGGTACTGACAAAAACGAATATTATGATATTTTGTCAACAGAAGATTGTTTTCCTGCCGATTTAGAAGAAGATGACGATTAAATTTAAAAGTGTTGTAAAAAAACAACACTATTGACAAGTGCCGATTGCTTTGTTATAATAGTATCATTCATGGAGAATGTAATGAAAAATCGTGTTCTTGATGCCAATGAAGTTTTTTCTGGTGCCGAGCCTAAATTCAATCGTGAACTAGAAAAATTCGAACTCGTCAAAACTCTGAACTGGTATTCACAAAATCGTTTGTCTAAAGATTCATACAAATACGCAAGCGATTTTTTCCGCAAAAAACACAAAATCACAATTAACGATTCTTCACTAAAGAGTCGTCCCGCAACTTTTGGTTTCGTTTGTCGAATCGTGACAAACGGTGGCGTTCTGTCATCTGTCGATCAAGTTAAATTCAACGAAATCGTAAATGATGTTTTGTTCGAATCTAAAAATCAAATCGTAAAAATCGAAAAAGAAAAACCTGTTGTTTCGATTCAAGAACGTCTTGCTGACAAGATTTCTGAAATTATTGGTGACCTCGAGGGTATGATCGATGATTATATTCAAAGCGAGTTCAAAACAAACTTCTCGCCTCTTGGTGTAATGCAAGATCGTGCGAAAGCACTTCATGCAAAATCGATTATTGAACACTTCAAGAAAAGGCGTGAAGAGTTCGCAGAAGCTCTTGACACTAAAGATGAACTTCTGAAAGAAGGTTGGTCTAACTTCAAAAAGACAGAACTTAAAAAAGTAATTTCTTTTGTCGATCAAATCATTGTTGATTGTAATATTATTATTGGACAAACAGTAAAAACCAAAAAACCTCGTAAACGTAAAGTTAAGACTGCCGACGAACTTGTTAAAAAACTTAACTACTGTGAAAAGTTTGATGAACTCAATCTGAAATCTGTTAGTCCCAAAGAAATTGTTGGTGCTGCACAAGTTTGGGTTTATAACGTCAAGAATCGAAAAGTTGGTGTGTATCATGCAAAAGATGTAGAAGGTATTTCTGTCAAGGGCAGCACTTTGCAGAATTTTGATGAATCGAAATCTGTACAAAAAACTGTTCGCAAGCCACAAGAATTTCTACCAGAAGTTTTGACTGGTGGTAAAGTGTTTCTTCGTAATGCTCTGACTAAACTAAAGGCCGTTGAAATCGCTCTTAATGGTCGTATCAATAAAGAAGTGATTCTACTAAGGATTATTAAATGATTATTTTTGATTACAATCAAGTTGCTATTTCTAACTTGATGGAACAAATCGGATCTTCAAAATCAGCCGTCGATGAAAATCTAGTACGTCACATGATTTTGAATACGATTCGGACATATGTGAAGAAGTTTAAAAACACTCATGGACCAGAAGTCGTAATTGCCTGCGATGATAAAAATTACTGGCGCCGTGAAATTTTTCCATACTACAAAGCAGGTCGTAAAAAAGCTCGTGACAGTAGCGGGCATGATTGGGCTGCTATCTTTGATTGTCTCGCTAAAGTTCGTGATGAACTAAAACAGAATTCACCATATAAAGTTATTAGTGTAGAAACCTGTGAAGCAGATGATATTATTGCAGTTCTTTCACAAAAGTTTTCTGCAACACAAAAAATTATGATTCTGTCATCTGATAAAGACTTTGCACAACTTCAGAAATTTAAGAATGTCAGTCAATATTCACCTATTCTCAAAAAACATATTAAAGAAGACAATCCTTATTCTTTTCTGAAAGAACACGTTATTCGTGGTGACAAAGGCGACGGTGTTCCTAATATTCTCTCAACAGATAATGTCTTTGTTGAAGGCGGCCGCCAAAAACCGATCAAAACAACGGATGTTAATACCTGGACTAATCAAGAACCAAACGAATTCTGTACCGAAGAAATGCATCGAAATTACATCAGAAATTCAATGATGATCGATCTCTCTAAGATTCCCGATAAAATTGTAAATTCTATTTTACATACATACGATAGTGTGGAAGTAAAAAATAAACAACATTTTATGAATTACATGATAGCCAATCGATTGAAAAATTTAATCGAGGTAATCGATGAATTTTAAGGAAAAATAATGAGTGCAGAAAAACTATATTCTGAAATTTTTGACGAATTCGATCAAGTCGCAACGAGGTCTGAAAAAATAGAAGTTTTAAAAAAATATGATCACCCAAGATTTCGTGATTTTTTAGTAATGGCTTTTAATTCTAAAATCCAATTTGATGTTGAGATTCCTAACTATAGACCAGCAGTGGAACCAGCAGGATTAAACTGGACATATCTAGATATAGAAATGCCAAGAATGTATCGATTTATTAAAAATTTTCCAGGTACTGAAAATTTAACACAAGAAAAAAGAAAAGCATTACTTAACGTTGTTTTAGAATCTCTTCATAAAGATGAAGCAGCACTTTTGGTAAAAATGATTAATAAAAAATTAGACGTTAAATTTTTGACACCTAAAATTATTAGTGAAGCTTTGCCTGGGATTAATATTGAATGAAAGTTGCTATTGTAACTCCAACTATTGGTACCAAACATTTGGATCAATGTTTACAAAGTGTACAAAAACAAACATATGAAAATTTGACACATTATGTTTTTTTGGATGGAATTGAACATCATGAAAAAATTCATCCATTACTAGATAAAAATTCTGGCAAAAGAAAAATTAAAACTATATCATTGGAAGATAATGTCGGTAAAGGTTGGTGTGGGCATCGTGTTTATGCCGCGTGTTCATTTTTAGTTAATGCAGATGTTATTTGTTATTTGGATGAAGATAATTGGTTTGAAGAAAATCACGTTGAAACTTTACTAAAAGAACTTGAAAAAGGTAACGATTG